GTGTACCAGTATGGTTAGCACGAGCCAATGGGTCAGTTGCTAACTTACTTAAAGCAATCGCAGCACTAGCATTAATATCATCATTGATGATAGCACCGTTAACGATATCTGCTGAAGTAATAGATTGGTTAATGTTTAACTTGCTGTAAGCAATTGCAGCAGCAGAGTTAATATCAGCATTAACAATGGTGTCATTAGCAATCATTGTTGAAGTAACAGTGCCAGTATCTGCAGCAGTAATTGCAGTACCAGCAATCTTAGTTGCAGCAATGTTTGCTGAAGCATTAACATCAGCGTTAACAATTGCACCAGTTGCAATAGAGGTTGTTAAGGTAACATTTCCTGAACCATTGAATGATTGGGCTGAAGCCTCAACATCACCAACAATTTGAAAATCTCTAGCAGTAGCAAGAGTAGTAGCAGTTGAAGCATTACCAGTAACAGTACCAGTTAGATTTGCTGTAATTTGGTTAGCAGCAAAGTTACCTGAACCATCACGAGAAACAATTTGATTAGCATTATTAGTTGATACTGCAGTAGTAGCAGCATTAGGAATATTACTAAAAGTATTAGAAGAACCAGAAATAGTCTTATTAGTTAAAGTCTGGGTGTTAGTAGTACCAACCACAGCACCAGTAGCACCGTGAGCTGTGGTTAAAGAACCAACAACTTCGGTTTCTAAAGAAACACTAGAATATTTTCTTGACATTAATTTACCTTATATTGTGTAGTGGACGCGGACAGGATACTTACCATTTAACTTCTGTGACTCCTCTTGCAAACGTTGCTGATACAAAGCCAACAAATATCTTGCAGTATTTGTACCAGAACCAAACTGTCTAGTCGTATCATTCTGGTCTGCTTCAGGAGAAGTGAAAGACAAACGACCTGGGTCAATGAAAGAAACCATACGATAAGAAGCACCATAAATAATTACATCTCTGGATGATTCAGGTAAACCAGTAACAGTATTAAACACATCAGAACCAGAAGACAAAACAGTAGGTTCTTTAGTATAAATAACTTGAATAGTTCTACCAGGAATAGGTGCATCGTAAATACTTATTGTGTTATTTGTAGCATATTCTGCTGTTGCAGCAGTAGGGTCTTGCCTCCAACGACGAACTGGAACCCATTCACCTGAAGGACCAACAGTATCCCAAGAAACCGCTAACACTGTTTCAGCACCAGCAGGTAAAGAGTAAGTTGTTTGGGCTGCATTGTATGTAAAAGTTGTAGAAGCAACACCAAAAATGTTTGGATAAACAGCACGAATAGTATCGTTAATAGCACGCTTAACAGATAAACGTGGGAAAGAAGGAGAGAAAGTAACCTTAGTATTTAAAGCATGTGCTGCTGCAGTAGTACCACGGTACCCTCTACCAAAAGGTGAAACAACAGCGGAACGGTCAGAACGGTCAACAGAATCAATATGTAAAAGTTCATCTTCAATTTCAATAATACCTTTACCAATATTGTCACCACTTGCAAGAGCAAGAGTTAAATCATTATTATCAATACCAGAAGTTAAATATGTTGTTCTATCTTGGCGAAGGGTAAAACCTTCAAGGTTAATTAAAACCTCTTCAATCATATCATTAAATGTAGTCACTTAGATTTCCTTGCTATAGCAGCGTTATCAACTAGGTTTGGATACTTCCTGCCAGCAGCCTTAGCACGAGCCTTAGCACTTTTAATCTGAGCAGGTGTTAATTTCTTAGAAGTTTTCTTAGGGTTCTTCTTATCCCAAAATGCTTTCTTTTTCACCATTTCACCAAATTTGCCCAATAAGCAGCACTCATTTTTCCTTTAGCAATATCTTTTGCATGACGTGCTTTAAAAGACTTTTGACGTGGTGTGGCTTTCTTGTCCCCAGTAACACCTTGTTGACCAAAACGAATAGTCTTAACCTGAGAACCAACCTTAGCCACAACCACATGAGATTTAGTTGGATGACTTGGTGTACGTTTAGGTTTATTGAAACCTGAAACACCTGCACGTTTTAATCTAGAATCTTTCATTTACCTTTTCGTCTCTTGTTAATATCCACAACCTTGCCACTTCTAATAGCACGTGCTCTTTCACTACGTGCAGAAGCAGAATTAGTTATACCAGCAAATGGTGAATTAGGAACTTTCTTAACAGCAACACCATTCTTTTTCAAATCCTTCATAAACTTATTAGTGGCTTTTTTATTAACAGCAGCCTTAACACCCTTACCAAGAACCTTTGCAGCCCTACCATAAGGTGCAGTAGCCAAAGCAACATTCAAAGCCAAATCCCTACGAACCTTATTCCTTTGAGCAGGAGTTAAAGCATTCCAATTCTTACTAGCAGTCTTACTAGCCTTGCTGGCATCTTTAGGTTTAACACCCATACCACTAGACCCAGCATAAAAATATGGTTTCTTACCATCATTCTTCTTAGGTTTCTGTGCCATTATTTTTTACCCTTACTAATAGAATCTTTAGCCATCTTTTTCTTAATCTCATTGGCTCTCTGTATTAACAATCTACGTTGTTTAATAATAGCCATCTTCTCATCACTAAGTCTTTCAATAGCCTGAGAAATCTTTTCCTTCTGTTTAGGAGTTTGAGGTTTCTGTTTCAACAAAACAGCCAACTGTCTACTAATTCTATTAAACTCAGATTCTAATTCATCTCTAGTATCACCAAGAGTTTTAGGTTTATTAGCACTCTTATTTTGTTTCTTACCAGCAACACCTTTAGATTCAATAGTTGATTGAGACCTATTATTAATTCTGCCAGAACGAAGAACCTGTCCCTCAGAAGTAGTCTTAGCAGTTAACTCATCTTTAAGACCATCAAGTTTTTTCTTTAAAGAAATACCAAAATCTGCAATCTTCTTTTTAACAACAGGGTCAGTTGTTTCTTTAAACTTTTGACGACCAACAGCAAGACGTTTTTCTAACTCATCAATTTGTTGTTCTAAAGTTTGGGCAGCCTTCTTAACAGCCTTCTTAACAACAGGGGCAGCCTTAGCCGCTGCTTTACCAGCGGCTCTAGCGGCACCACCTGCAACAGGTCCAATCATTGACATGGTTATTTACCTGGTTTTTTAGGTGTTGCTTTTTCAATGCTTGATGGCTTTGGTGCTATTGGCATACCCATTGGGTTATCACCTTTTGCATTAGCCATTGCATGGTCTACGTTTGGATAGTTGCATCCACATGTTGAACACATATTATTTACCTCTTCTTTTAATTACTCTAGTAGGACTTAATGTGCCCTTTGTTTCTCTTCTGTTCATTGTTCTTTCAACATATCTATTCCATTGGTTACTTTCTTTAACTTTACTTTCAGTAAGTTTTCTACCTTTTTTAGACATAGACTTAGTTGGAACAAGTTTCATACCTGCTGCTTTATTTTCAAAATTTTTTCTAGCAAAAGATTCTGCTTCTTTAAATGCTTTCATTCCATACTTAGCAATTAATTTAGCAACTTCTTCTTTAGCACCTTTTTGTGGTTTACTTGCCACGACGAACTCCCTTAACTTTCTTCAAATTAGGATTAGCCTTAACAGCCTTCTTAGAAGCCTTACGTGCACCAGCAGCAAGAATTGCACCAGCAGATTTCATACTGACACCTTGCTTCTTAGCAATAGACTTCTGTGCAGCCTTAAAACCCATGCCCTTTTTAGCCTTCATTATTTTTTCTTACCCATTCTTTTCATCTTAGACATAGTTTTTTTCTTGCCGTATTCCATCATCATTTCTTTTTTAGATTCTTTTTTCTCGTGCATTTTCTTTGCACCTTTTGATTTATAGTTAGACACCGTATGCTCTCCCAGTCTTGTTAGATATATCTATTGCTTTGCGAATATCCTTAGTCTTAGTGCTATCAGGTTGAATACCCTGAGACCTAGCCTTACGATATAACGCAAGTTCATTATCCCACTTCTTAGCAGACATAGTTAATCTACTAGATGCTTCACCAGGATTTAAATCAACTGTAGAAGCCTTGCAACCAAAACATCCTTCAACATAATCTGGATGTGTTCTAATTCTGTGTAAACTCATTACTTGTCCCCAAACGTTTTTCAATTCTGTCAATAGCGTCCTTCATAGAGGAACCACCATTATGACTTAACTCACCGTCTAATCTGTTAAGTCTTTCCATAACACCTGGAACGGCATCTCTACCTGGACCACCAGGCTCGCCTTCCCAGTCTCTGCGAAATTTTTCCAACCATTCCATCATAGAACGAATCTTTCGAACCGATGGTGCAATCACAAAAAATACAGAAGCAAGTGCACTTGCAGTCGCACCCGCTACAAGAATGTTGTTTATCATCCTTCAAAGTTACTTTCAGTAATGCCGATGCCAGCCGCAATGATTGCAGACTTTTGTGCACTGGTAACTTCATACTCGTGTCCTCCTGCATAATATTCTGTTGCTGCAGTAATTTCATCCTGTGTTGGATATCTTCTTAAAGAATAAATACCAGAAGTTTTTAAAACACTAACACCACGATTATGTGTATAACGGTAAAATAAACCAGTACCTGCTGGTCCTTCTTCTACTGTTGGTGGAAAAAACTTTGGCAATTTACTCTCCTAATAAGTAAAGCCCCCAGTTTCCCAGGGGCTTTAAATTTGATTTGAATCTAATTAAGCACTAATGCTTGATGCTGATTCAATTCTGTATAGTGCTTGTTCGCGGTAACGCTTGAAGCCTAATACTCCGTACCAACCAATTGGACGCAAACGCATCAATTTGTCAGTAACGTTTCCGATAACTACATGTGGTTCTTCAGCAACTGCTTCTGCAAGTGCTTGTTGACCAGCAAGTATTGTACGGAATACACGACGGCTTGAAGCACCGTCTGTAGCGTTGTACATACGTGGTGATTCAATGAAGTATGCACCTTCGAATGTACCGATTTCACCAGCCCAAATGTTTTCATTTGTTTGGTATTCGTGTGGCAATCTCCATGAGGCTGAGCCTGTTTCTGCACGAAGGTCGTGTGAAACTTCAGGATGAATTGCACACCAGTACAATGAACCTTTACGAGCAACTGCGTTGTTTGCACGTAGTTTTGCTACTGCAAAACGAATGTCTGCTGCAGAGATTGTATCTTCTGCTGCAATTTCGTTAGTTGCTGTTGGGTCAGATGAACCAGCAGAACCGTAGCGAACGTTAGTTCCACCACGTAGTTCTGTTTGTACAATTTCATCAATTGAGTCAGCCATGTTGTAAGCAACAATGTTTGCAATTGCTGGGTCAACATCTGCCAATGAGAATAATTGCAGTTTACGAGTGGTTAGAACTGCGTTACCGTATTCGTTAAGAGTTACGGTTACAGCAGTTGGTGTACCAATCGCTACTGAATCTGGGTCAACTTGCTCTGAAAGAGCAGTTGTTGCCTTAGTCATATCGTTGTAAATTTGAAATACAACGGATGAACCTGGCATTGATTGACGTGCTGGTCGCTTGTCTGCGACAGAACGCAATAGTGGTTGGCTACGTAGAGCGAACTCTACTAAACGGTCATATGCTTTTTGTACGAGACCTGCACCATTAGATGGTGTAAAGGTACCGACGTTATCAGCACTTGAATATTGACCGCCACCAAGACCACCATTAGTATTTGCTGAACCACCTGAGAGGGCGGAATAAGCATTTGGCATGTTTGGTTTTCCTTAGTTAGTAGTTATTTTGTTCTGCACCGAAAATCATCGCAGTGATTTCTTCGGCACTTTGTGCTTGGTCGATGCGAAGCATCATGTCATCCACACCGATAGGAGCCTGTCCTGCTGCGGTGATGGTGTCAATTTGTCGAAGGGTTGCCAAACTTGGATTCTCAACAGGTTTTTCTTGTTGAATTTCAATACCAAAAACATCAGCATTATCTTTAACCCAGTTTTCAACTGTCTCAAGATTAACATCAATATCTTGTGGTATAAATTTAGCAATCTTTGGATTAACGCCCATCGACTCCAAAACATACTGAACTGTAGATTCACGTTCAGCAACTTTATAACTACCCAGTTGCTGTTCGAGTTCTTTGATTTTCTTTGACTGTTCTTTTTCTAATCTTCTCAATTGCTTGAGTAAATCAGTTTCAGCAGGAATATCATCCTCGTACTCGTCAGTGATATCTGCATCCCAGTTGTTTCTTTTGTTGCTCATGCAACAGTCTCCCATTCTTTTTGTAGTTGACGTAAGCCTCACATCAAAACAGGGGGCGAATTGATATGGCTCTTACTACCAGACTTTTACTCACGCAAGGGCTGGTCGGTCTTGCTGTGGAGGTTTAAATGTTCCCTGCAGTTCCTCTAGTGCTAAGGGAAGTTCTTGAAATTCCTGATTCACCACTAAAGGTACCAATTTCACGTTGAACTAATCTTTTACGACGTTGAGATTCAAGTCCTTTAAATGTTTCAGCAGTAAGTTCTTCTTCAAGACCTGTGGTTGTTCCTTCATAAATCTGTGCAAACTTACTTAATGGTTGTAGGTTTTCTGCAACAGTACTGAATCCTTGTCTTGCTGCTTCTCTAGTAATACCAAGGGTTTCTAATTCTTGAGATAACATTGGGTTAGCAGTCAAACCAAACCTTGCAGCCTCAGAAGAAATCTCTGCTCTTTGATACTTACGTTGTAATTGAGCAGCCATATCTTCAGGGTTTTTACCTGTTAATAAAGCCTTAGCAAAATCTGTTGTATCAAGAGTTGGGAAATATGTTTTTAATTGTGTTTTTAATAACTCATCAGCATTATTAATTTTATCGTAAACATTAGTAATTCTATCTCTTGTTTCCTGAACAGAAACATCATTACCAATAAGTTCAGCAAAAGTATTTTGGTTAGCCATGTCACCTAAACCATAGCGTGTTAATACTTCTTGATAATCTTTTTCTAATTGTAAATAAGTAAATGGGTCTACTACTTGGGCTTTTCTACCAGCAGCAATATCTCCAGCAAAGTTCTTATTGTATTTATCCATACCAGCAAAACGTTGTTTAAATTCTGGTAGGTCACGCATAGCAACCTGAACACTTTCCTCAGTATAACCTTGGTTAATTTGAAGGTCAGCCAGTTTATCAACAATACTTTCTTGCATTCCTAATGCTGATGCAAGTGATTTGGCTACAGCCCTAGCACTAACCTTTCGACTTTCTACTTGTGCTTGTTGGTCACGTTGAAATTCTAATACCCAATCAGGTACTTGTTCAGTAGTTGTAGTTGTTGTACCAGCCCCAGCACCAGGTGTACCTGGGGTTGCTTTCAAAGCAGGAACAGTAAAAGTAGTACCACTAAAAAGAACAGTACTACCAGCCCGTTGACGTGCTGCTAAAGTTTTATTAGCACTGATTGCTTGATTAACTTGTGCAACAGGGATACCTAAAGACTTAGCAATAGTGGCAGGGGTGTCACCTTTTTGAACTGTAACTTTACCAGTTTTTTTATCAACGGTAGCCATTTAGTAATATCCCCCAGTTAATCTAAGTAAAGGTCCTAATAACATTCTTTGTGCTTTCTGAGTAGAATCAAATCTAGAATCATTCATAGCAAGTTTAATAACTTCAGCCCTAGACATAGCATAAGGTGAACCATCTTTAGGATTAGTTGCAGTTAAAACAGATTTCAAAACAGCATCATTATAACCAACATCTTCAGAATTAAGTTCTAAAGTATCAGCAATATCATCTCTGAATGGTTTAGCAACATCATCAAGAGTTGCACCTGCCTCAAACCTAGCCTTAAAATTAGGGAACGCTTTAATTGCTTCTTCTCTGAACCTAGCAGTTATATCGTCATCTGACATAGCACCAGTAAATTTATCTTTAACAAGGTTCTTTAATTCTTTACTACCATCAGGTAAAGTAATACCATAAGATGATGCTGATTTACGAATACCTGTAGCATAAGTATTTGCTAAACCTCTAAGATATGATGATTCAAAATCAACAGAGTTAGCAACTATCCTAACAAAATCTTCTTTCTTTAATTTAAACAATGCTGCTTTATTAGCAAGGTCTGCTATTTGCTTTTCATTATAGTCAGCACCAGCATCAATAAAGGTTTGTCTTATATCGTCTTTATAGTTTTCAATAGTATCTTTAAATGTTGCAGGGTCAGTCTTTTGTAAAGCAAGAGCATCTCTTGTTTGTTTAACATTTTCTCTATAAAACTTAGAAGTTTGAATAATTGTTGATGCTTGTTCAGGAGATATACTTCCGTCATTAAGACCAGCAATAACATAATCTAAACCAGCAACAGAAGCCAAACTTTGAAGGAAAGATAAATCAACAGTGTTCTCGCCACTAGTGTCAAAAAGTGTATCTAAACTTCCTAAAACTTTACCTCTACCTTTAACAACTTTAGGTCCTTTAGAACGTGAAGGAGTACTTGAACCATCCATATATTTTTGATATGTTCCTTCAGTGAATGTAGTCCAAGGGCTATAATCTGTTCCTTCTTTACTGATAGCCCAAGCAGCCTTAGCGTTATACACAGGGTCTTCTAACTTTGCTGCATCTCTTAATCTATCTACACCAGAATATTTAGAAGGGTCTCTTAAACTACGTATCTGAAACAAACCAACACTGTTACCCCATTTACTGTTAGCAAGTGTTTTATCACCTTGTGCATCAGTATTGCCTGCAGATTCAGCCATAGCAATAGCAACCATAGTAGGAATATCTTGTTCAGGTACACCTGCTTGACGTAATAATTCTATAATTTGTTGTCTTGTATACTTAGCCATTATTTCAACCTCGAAGTAAAGTCACCTAAAGAACCAGCATCTTGAGACATAACAGAATTAAAAGCATCACCAAACTGTTGAAGTGCCCAGTAAGGACGTTTACCTTCAGTAGATTCAACAAGTAAATTAGCAATATCTGTTTCGTCAAAACCACCACTAGTAACATCTAAAGTTAAACCAGTAACAGGGTCTTTGTATTCAGATTCTATTCTTGGGGAAGCAAAAGCAGCAGATTTAATTTGCTCTCTTAAATTCAATGCTTCTACTTCTGTAGCATCACGATTATAGTATGTTTGGAAAACATTATTAATTGCAAAGTTTAACTTATCATCACTAGGAACATTAACAGAACCACCTGTTTTAATTTCTTGTTGATAGTTAGTATTTACAAAATCTTCCCAACCTTGAATGTTCATGTTACCAGTTTCAAGTAATCTTTTATTTGAAACACTAACATCGTTTAACATATTAAAAATAGCAGCACTAGTTGATGGGTCAATAATATCTTTTGTTCCTGGACGAATTGATTGGATATAACTTAAATCATCCATGTAACGACCCATCCAAAGTTTTTCTTTTAACGCTTGGATTGATGGACCACCTAGTTGGCTTTTGTAAGTATATGTACTTTCAAATTCTGATGCAGCATCTTCAAGACCTTTAACATAGAAATAACCCATACCTCCAGGAAGAAGGGCAGCAGGTCTATCAACTAAAGTTCCAGAACCAGATGGGTCAGGAAGGGTAAAATAGAAAGAAGCACCACCGTCTTGGTTGGGAACAACCTGACCATCTCTTCTAACAACAGAACTTTGAGTGTAATCAGAAGGTTGTCTACCATATTTTTTAACAGAAGTTTTAGTAACCTTTGCACCCTGAGATTCTATTTCTTTCATCTCTTCTGGAGTATATTCTCTACCAGCAAAAGATGCTTTAAGTCCCTCAGCCAAAAACCTTGTTAAAGGATTTCCTTTATCTTGTGACTCGTCTTTCTTTATATTATCAGCCATTGAAACCTTATCTATAACGTATCTCTAGATTTGAACTTAAGCATAGGTTCAAATATAACTTTACTTGCTTGACTTAAAGAACCATCACCAATGGTTAGTTTCCTTAAATCAGTTAATGCATTGTTTCTGTAAATCTTTTTATCTCTAACAGCATTAGGGTCATTGATAGAATTTTTGTAATTAAAATAGTTCATTGAATCATCAACTATTTCAGTTGAAGCAATTAACTTATTTCTAGTCATCTCATCAATAGGAGCAGTTGGGTCATTCAACATTGACTTCAAATCTCTAAGCATTGTTTCTTGTTTAGAAATACCAAAGTCACCTTGTTGTAAAGCACGGTCTAAGAAAGGATTAGATATTCTTAAAGCCTTTCTATACTGCTCAGTTGCAGATTTAATGTATTGATGTTTTCTATAATCAGGTTCATTAGCGATAGCATCAAATGCTTTATCTTCAGCATCAAAGTATCTTTGTCTATCAACAGCAACTTGAACTTCGTTAAGGAAAGATTCTAAATCTCTACTCTTAATCATCTCTGATGCTTCAAACCAAGCATATGCTGCTGGACTAAAATCACCAACATCTGGTGCAGCCAAGAAAGCAACATCGCCATACTTCTTTATAAAGTCTTGGTTACGAATAGTCCAGTCTTTAACAGCATCAGTTTTTTGAAATGCTATTTCTTGAACTTTATCGTTACGAGAAACAGTGTAAACAAGTCTGTTAGGATTTTGTCCGACAAATGCTACTAATGCTTCTTCGTAAAGGTCATCACGTCTAGGGTTTGGTGCCTTGGCAAGGTTCTCATAAAGGTCAAAGAACTCTTGACGGATAGCACTAATACCAACTTCTCTTAAATAATCTGGAACATCTCTTGACTCTTTAGTTGACACACCAAAAGGTATTGGTGTCATACCAAGAATGTTTCTTAAAGCAACAACGTTATGCCCAGTTATTCTAATCTTTTTAATGTATTCATATTTTTCTTCAGCAGTTGCATTAACAGGTAAACCAATACCATTGGCTTGATTGTATGCAATTGCTTGATGAACAGCAGTTACTTCTTGTTTGTCTTTATCGTCAGAGGAAAGAACTCTCCACCCTCTATCAAGCCAAACAGGTACCATTGCTCTACGTAAAGTTAAGTTGTCCCCAATTTCACCAAGCATAATGTTATCAACTCTGTCAGCAACAATATCACCATAACTGCCAGGTAGATTGCCAACTATTGTTTTAAATAACCAAACAGAACCACCAGCAACAGGTCCAGATAATGTTGGCATTGCTGCATCAGGTGACAAAGATGGGTTAGCAAAGTTCAAATTTAAACTAAAGTTATTAAATAATGGTTGTTTGTATCCTGCTTCACCGCCACCAAGAACATTCATTACAGGACTTACAGCCTGGAATATGAAGTTATCCATTGGCATAATTACATAACGTCCACCTGAAGCATCTTCGTGTATGAAACCACTACCATCTAAACCTAATGAGGCTAAACGCATTCTGTAAAGAACAGGTAATGTGTGTTTACGTAGACGATAAAAACGTCTCATAAAGTCTTCTGTTGCACGATAGAAACGTCCAACGTTACGAACAGACCAGGCTAATTGGCTTCGAATTGCAGGGTTATCAACAAAGTTTAATAGTTCCATTGTTGCTTCTTGGTTAGCAATTTCGGTATAACGTTTCTTTGCTACCTCTTTAGCCCAGAACATAGCAGAATCTGATGGGTTTGGTCCTACAGATTTTAAAATTTCTTTAGCAAAGTCTTGTTCTGCTTGACGATATACTTCTCGTTTAGCCAAGTACATTGCAGTGTGTGCAGGTGCACGATGCCATGCTGTTACTTGTTGGTCAAATCTTTCATAGAACCATTCTTTAACTTTACCGAAAGAAGATATACCATCGGAACCAGCAAAATCAATATTTGTTTTAAACTGTCCAGTTATTAAGTTATCTTGTGATGCTTCAAAGTATTCTTCAAAGTCTAATTCTTTCCATGCCTTATCTAAAGTAACTGGTGTTGGTGCATTAGGGGCAATCTTTGAATTAATTAAATCCCAAAGTCTTTGATTAAAGGCTTTCTCATAACCACCATTGAACTCGTTCTTTAAATCAGCAAGAACATTAACTACTCGTTCTTGTGCAATTTCAGCATCAGTAAAACCTTGTTTACGTTTAACAACTGAATCAGCAGAACCATTAATAAAGGCTCCAACAGTTTTAGGGTTACTTATAATCCAGTTATCTGTAGAATCTTTCCAAAATCCAATGTTTAACATTGAACTATCTACAGCATCTTGAATATCTTTAGGTGTTTGTAAACCATTATGTTTAAAGAATGTTTCGGCTGGTCTCCAATAGACCTTAAACCCTTGTGATTTTGGATTACCAAGTCTGAAATCGTTCATGCCAAAACGTTTTTTGGTTTCCCACCATTGACTAATTGCACGTTGACGTCGGTCAGCATTTTCAGCAACAGGTTTAAATATGCTGCTAATTGTTCCACCAAGTTCTTCAACTTGCTTACTTAAAGTATCTAATGGTGCAATTTCAATACGTGGCATTTCAAATCTGCCACCAAGACCAGAGTTAACAGCAACAGTTGAAGTAACTGATTCAAGAGCATGAGGGTTATTTACCAGCAAATCGTGCATATCTTCTCTTTGCTGTGCTGTTACTATCTTAATTTTAGTTTTCTCATCAACTGCACGAATAGATTCGTCAGCCAAGAACCCTATTTTTTCTACTTGAGATAAATCACGTGCAACTATTTGTGCTCTAACTTCATCAGTTATTGCACCAGAATAGTTTCTAAGTTTGTTTCTTAACCAGGCTATAGATTTTACTGGTCCACCAAGCATCACACCTGCTGCTGTTGCACCAAAACGACCTACACCTGATAAATAATTATATAATGCTTCCTTTGGTGCATAAAGCATGAAGAACATTTGTTCATCGATGGCTGATTTGATACCAAGTTTTGGGGCTAAAGTAAAGAATGTCCAGTTATCGTTTAATCCTTGGATTGTTTTACTGTTAGTTATTGCACCAACACGTTTAAGCATTTCATATTTGCTACCACCATGGACTTTAAACAAAGCATCTGAAGTAAATTGTGCAATTTCTTGCCAAGGTAGTTGACCAATATATGGTGTTTCGTTATAAGCGTGTATTGCACCTGAAGTTATTTGACGAACAGGTAGATTTTCGTCTAATGCTTCTGGTCCACCAGATAATACTCTTTGTTTAGCACTAACAACACCTGCATCAACAAACTCTTTACCAATAAAACTTTCAACTTGTGATAAGAAACCAGGTGCGTTACCAAATTGTTCGTTAAGAATCCTTTTCATGAACTCTTCGCCAATGTTTCTAAGTTCTTTGTTGAACCAAGTGCTGTTTCTTCACCCATTAGAAGGGTAGTTTGTAGAAAATCTTCAGTAAAAAGTTTTTGTTCTGATGGAGTTAATGCACTTTTAGTTGCTGCTTGCCAAAAGTTTGATACTTTTTCTGTTATTTCTTTTTTAATTGCACGTGTTTTACTTGCATGTAAAACGTGGTTGCCTACGAATCTTTGAGTTGAGTGTGTTCTTCCACCAAAGAATAAAGCAAAGTCATCCATTTTACTAAAATATTCTCTTGCCGATTTAGCATCAAATACTTTATTGGCTGCTAGTAAAGATAGTGCTTCATCGGTATCAAATTGTGTACCTTGAGTTATCTTTAAAATCTCATCTTTAATACTCTTTTGGGCAACAGGGTTACCTTTTGCTTCAGCGTATCTTTGAACTTTAGGTCCAAGGTTGTCCCATGCTTGGACTACTTCAGGAAATTTTTCAAAAGCAATATCAATACCATCGGCACCAAGTTTGGCTAAGTTCGCTAATTTAGATGCTCTTGTTAAACCTAAACGTGCAATTGGTCCTAAACCAAAAGTAACATATGTTAAAGGGTCAATCATTATTTGGTACTGTAAATCTAATACACCAGATAATGTGTTAAATGCAAGTTTGTAAAAAGGATTATCTGTTTGTCTATTACCTAAAACGTTTCTTGCTGTGGTACGACCTGGGCTTAGTTGTGCTCTTTTATATTGGTCAAGTATTGGTCTGAAAGTATCTGGTTGATTGAAAACTAAATCAACAATACTTCTTAATTCTTCACTATCTAAACCTTGGTTAGCAATTATTTCGCCAGGTGTTTTACCTTGGGCTAGTCCTCTAGCAACAGTACCAACTGTTGCACCATAAGTTGCGTCTAATGTTTCAATTTGTTTTTGGTCAAACATGTTGGCACCATCCCAACCGTCTTGCCAAATCTTATTACTCAAATCAGGACCTTGTGCTGCTAATTGTGCAGTACGTCCTGGCATGTTAATAACATCACCGTATGTTTTGGCTACGTTAAAAGCACCAACAAAAGGTGATTTTATAAAATTAAAAGCAGCACTTGCTAAACTCCAGTTACTTGGTTGATTATTGTAATCTGATTTACCAAATAAACTTTCTAACGCTTTTTGAATCTCTGGGTCTAAAGCATCATAGGTTAACTTGGCATTATCTTTATCATCCATGTTTAACAGTTCACGATGCTTGTCAAACAAATAAGTATATGACTCAATACTGTTTTTAGAAGATTTACTTAAGTTTGCTTTATAGGCAGCAGTTGCCAGATTAGGTGCAGTCTTCCATACAATCTGGTCCATTATGCTCCGATAATTGTGTTGTATGCTGCTGCTGTTTCACCTGAAGGGTCAAACTGCATAACCTCTGCTAGTACTTGTTCAATTGTTGGATTTTGTGGTGTAGGTAAATCTAATGAACTAAAGTCTGTACCAAGACCAACTCTTGAACCTTGTGTTGTTGGTTCTGATGGTCGTTCAGTCATCGCTGTTAAAGGAGTAAGTTTACCCATCATTGCTTTTTGAACATCAGCAGCAGTTGGTATTCTTGCAGCAGTTGGTTTACCAGCCATATCTGCACCTTGTTGTTGTTGCAACAATGCTTGACCTTCACCGTAAGAACCACCAGACATATAACGTACTGGTTGTTTGGAAGTGTTCATGTCAGTTCGTTTAGCGAACTTACTTGGTCCTGATACTTGCTCAGCCATTAATCCTCATCTTCATCAAGTGTGTTAAATTTTTCATCTAACAAACGCCCTGCTTCTGTAATCATTCCCTGTAATTTCCAGTTAGGAGATTTGTTGTCATCTAGTACGTGTAAAAAGTATTTACCATTGGAATCAATCATTTCAACAATGGTTATTGCACCTGTTAGCATTCCACCCATCGGATGCAAGTCTTGAACAAAATCGTTTAACGCATCCTGAAACTTTTTCACGTAATCAGGTTGTGTACGTTTTGTCATTTTATCCTGCTATCTGTCCTAGTATTTGTGCTATGTTTGGTGCTTGTGGTGGAGTGGCTCCAGTTGAGGGAGCGGGAGCACTCGTAGGGGACGGTTGTGCTACAACCTGCTGTGGTAACCCCTCAACTGGAGTAGGTTCAGGTTCAGCAAATACTTTCTTTGCTGCCTCTTCAATTGAAGTTCCATTTTGTCTTGCAGTTATTATTTCAGATAATTGTAAAATAAGTTTTGCAGGACTTTGTCCAGTTGCAATCATTTCAGGTAATGCTGCTGCACTTGATTCGATTGCTTTGTTTAAGTTATCTCTCATACGTTGAACATCAATGCGTTCTTGTTCTTTAGAAACATTCAATGCCCATGGTAGTTCACTCATAACAAATTCGCGTGATACTAAATCCCCACCCATTGCTTGTAGTGAGAAGATAAGTGCACGTGATGGGTCAAGACCTGCCATCAGTCCGTAACGAACTTCAACAGTGTAGTCACCTTTAATGTCTTTTGCTGGATTGTATTTAAGTTCGTATGGTGCACCGTCATTTACACCACGAACTGTTTTATCCATTGGGAATATTTTTTCATCTATACGCATGCATAGACTTAAAACATCTTCAAAGGTTTGTGCTATTACTTGTTGTCCTGCTTTGATTTGTGAATCAAATGCACCTAATAACGCCTGGACACCTTGACCAGTGATAATGCTGGCATCAATGTTGCCAGTTCTACCTTCTGGATATCGGGCACCCAGACGCATTTCCTGTTGCAACACTGCTTGTTCAGTAAATGCTGCATTCGGTAACTCTAAACCGACTCTTCGGATTTGCTGAGGGTTTTGACTTCTCAACACAGCATCTGGTCCGAATGCTAATTCTTGAACATCATTAGGCAATGCCAACGGAGCCTGAACGGATTTCTCTGCTGCTTCAAGTGCAAGCAAGGAGAAACGTGCACGTGCGAGTTGAACCCACACCACGTCATCAAATTGTCCACGCATGTCATCATCAATGCTTGGGCGACGTGCAACACGTACCATCATCTCACCAATTGGATTAGGTGTACGTTTTAAAACAAGATTACTTTTTTGTGGAACAAACAAAAGGATTTGTTCAGCATCCTCATACTTAACCATTTCAACCATGGCATATAAATCAACATTGTCTCTACCGTTAGGTCCAACAAGTTGTGATTCGTATTCTGGAAATTCAACAATTAACTCTGCAAGAGTTTTATAATATCTACGAGTGTAAGAAACTAAACGATTGAAGCGGTCAAACTCTGGGTATGCACCAAGAGGATTATCTAAACGTATACGAGGCTGATTACTTTCAACATCTATTTCAACAACTATTGGTAAAAAACCATATGTGAGGTACCAATCAGCCCCAGTATACATTTGCGTTTGTAAGCGTGAAGAGTGAGCATAGTAGTTCACAATCATGCTTCGCTTCTCTGCCTGTGCTTTAGCACGGTCAGAAGTTACATTGAAGGTTGTGCAATTAAAACTTGGTAGAGGTGCAAGCACTTCTGCTAAATCTCTTGCCGCAACATCAATGAAGTTAGCAATCATTGGTTGGGTCATGCCTTCAGGGAAAAAGTCAGGGTACACGTTAGATATTTGTCCACGTCTTACAGACAAAACATTTGCCATACGTGTGTCACGGTCAGCGTTGCGACGTTTTAAAGCCTCAACCTTGTCAGCGATTTGTCGCACTTCAAGTGCCATTCAAACTCCTATTGGTATAAGTCAGCGTATGTTGCTGCTGCTAGTTCATCTAAGTTAACAACACCACGCTGGCGGATACCAGCCCTAGTTGCATATTTGTTGTAGTTATGAGATTGTGCAAACCCCATTTGCTGAATTAATTCTTTAACTCTAATCTCACAAAACCATAAAGCCATCACACAATCAGTAGCCTGTGTTTTCTTAACACCAGGTGCCCATGTAATAAGTTGATTAATTAAAGACTTAACATGCTCATTTCCTTCAGAAGAAGGAAGTTCAATTAAAGCATCATCCTGATACTTGCCATCACGTTCAGTGCCAAAAAGTGCAGCCATAGAAGCCACACCAAAATCAATATCCCATTTATTTTTACCAGTGAAATGAGAACGGAACTGGATACCTCTAGAAGCAAGCCACTGGTTTAACTCTTCATCCAAAGCATACGCTTTCTGATGTGCGTTAATTTCAACACGTAACTCGTTAGGAGAATACTTGTTAACCCAATCTTCCATCAAAGCACGAATCTTTTGAGGATTAGGGTCTTCCATATTGTAAACATCAAGTATGTGACGCACTTGTGTTCTTCTATCAAAAGCCATCATCACAGCAGCAGTCTTACCAGACATTGCTGGGTCAATACCCATAATGGTATAAAAATCAGATTTAGGTGGATGCCCAACAGCACCAAACCTTAAAGGACCAGCCTTACGTGCACCATTAACAGAACCCTGAACAAGAACAGGACGGAAAATAGAATCTTCCTGAACATCTTGTTGCTGGTAAACCAAAGCCCATGTAGTCGGAGTTACTTCACCACGACGACGATACAGGGCAGGACCGTCCCACTTAGAATACAAACCATCAGCATCAGGTTCCTTTTTAGTACCTGACTTCTGGTCAGTCTTAGCCCACAAAGTAACCTCGTCATCAAGACGAGTAACAACTTCCTTCTGAATCCATTCCAGTTGCTTCTCCCACTCATGGGCATTAGCACCAGTCACACAATCATCCAAAATAATCAAGTTAGCACGAGCACCATACACTTGACCACCAATACCCAAAGCCTGAATCGTAGGGTCCTTCTCAGTAGAAGTACGAGACAAGGTAATAGCGTTGGCTTTCCAAGAATCAGCATCCTCACGCCACCCACCAGGAGGAGCATAAGTAGCCTGCAACTTAGCCCACATAGGATGAGTTAAACGTTGCTTAATAGAATACACAAACTCCTGAGCCTTAGTCAGGGTTTTAGAAATAACAATAATCCTAGTATTGTCAGGGTCCATACAAACTTTAAAAGTAGAATAATTCACAGTAATAGTGGTAGACTTAGCATGCTCAGGTGGCACATTAATCAACAACCTAGTAGGGTCAGCAGGCTCATACACCATGCTCGGATGCAACCAAGAAGGGTTGCGTCCCTCCAACACATCAATCCAATTCTGTTGATGGGGGAATATAGAACTGTTTAAAAATTTTTTAGAAAACTCAGCAAACTCAATATCATACTTATCCCCATCAAGTTCCCTACTAGCACCCTGCTGCCTAGCATCCTCAAGATTACGAGCAAACACAGGGTCACGATTCAACCACTGCCTCAAAGTACCAGCCTGCCGATTAACCATCGACATAGCCTGATTAACCCCAATACCAGAACCCACATATTCCAGCACCAAACGCTTAGCATCAGCAGTCTCAATAGCCTTCACATTAGCAGACTTAGCCTGAAACTTAGCCATCAAGAAACCCCTTAAACATCCCCCAACGTAACAACCTAATACTGGGTATCTGTAACAGTTAAACAGTTACAATAAAACCCCCTAAAGGGGTTTTAAACAGTATACTGGAGGGGCATTAAAATATGCCCCTCACTATATACTAATCCGTCCAAAATACAAAAGCGGAC